CAGACACAGGCCCAGGATCGTGAGGATGATTCCTCCGCTCATCTCATCACTCCCCCACGATCCGCTTGCCCTCGTCCTCGGTGATCCAGCCCTTCTTCACGGCCTTGTCCACAACTGCCGCATTGCCGGTCTTGGCGTACAGCCGCTTGATGGTCTCAAACATTGTCATCACCTCCCAGAGCATCCAGCACCAGCGTGTCCACGGTGTCCCGCAGACTGTCCATCTGTTCCTCGGCATAGGTCCGCTGGGCCATGCTCACGGTGATGCGCGTCACATACTCGGCCTCGCTCTCAGTGGTGGCGGGCTTGCTCTCCACGCTGGCCTTTTTCAGCTCGTGGCGGATGGCATAGCCGTGGTGCAGATACTCGCCGCCCTGGTCGTCGGTGAGGATGATGTCACCGCAGTTTTCGGCCCGGAACGCCTGGTCCAGCTCTGCCATATCGGTGTCCTCACCAAACACAAAACTCAGGGTGTCCCGGCTCTGGCCCTGGACATACTGCTGGCCGCCCGTGACCATCAAGGGCTCCAGTTCCTTTCCGTTGCTCAGTTTGATCTTCATTCGTTTCTCCTTCTTATCATTGACGGACATACCAGTATCCGTCTGTGTGCCGTCCGTTGGCGGGATAGGCTCCCTCGGATTCCGAGGTCACTTCGCCGATGTAGTCGCCACGGGAATAGGACGCTTTTGGATAAAAGTGGTACAGCGTAGCTTTTGGGGTTTTATAGTACAAGACTGTGGCATAAATCTCAGCCATTTCGGTATCTGGAGATACAGACGCCCAGGCAAGGTCGATTTGATATGTTGGGGTATCATCATCGTCGTGCATATACCAGGAATAGGTTTTATAAATTTCGTCTGTATATTTACTGCTGCCCGTCGGACCATAGTTATGGAAAAACAGAACGGAGTTATAATCCTGGTCACTTGCCGACCCCTGTTCTCTTAGACTAGGCGACCACCCTCCACTGCTCCCCTGCCTGAACCCGCCGTTGTTTGTCCACTTGACTTTTCCTGTTGATTGATTCAGTGATATAAAAGCATTCGGATTCCCCTTGCCACTCACAATGCACTGAAAATACGGCCACGACCCATATACGTTTGAGATGTGTACCCCACTGCACTTCTCCGCTACATCGCTTACCGTCGTGTCGCACCCCAGCGTATACGCCACGTTGGTGTTGTACTTTTTCCAGGTGGGTGCGGCGGCGAAGAACTGCCGTGCTATGCCGTTTATGCCGACAAAGCCTTTCTTTACCTTCCGTGCCACGCCGTTCACGCCCATGTGCTGCCGTTTTACTTTTCGGGCTACAGGTTTCGTTTCAGTCCCCGTCTGCGTCCTGACTTTGGCCGTGATGGAGATATTCGAGATGGTGCATTTGTCGTCATTATTGCTCTGAGAACTATCTTTTGCATACGTCAGGACGATACTCTGACCGGCTTTCAGCGACCCGGAATAACTCTTCGTTGTCGTGGCCCCGGAAACCGCAGATTCTACAGTCGTCCCGCCAACAGTCAGCGTGAATTTGTCGTACTTCTGTTCACTGGAGTACGAATAGCGGAAGGTTAGGGCACTCATGTCCACCTTCGCCGTCAGCGTCGTTGTAGCTTCGGAACTATTCACGCCCCCGTTGTTGCTGGTGAACACATTGCCGGAACCGGCAAAATAATAGGAGCCGTTCGTTACCGTGAAATACTGCGCAACGTTCGCTGCCGTGATCGCAATGGTTTTCGTTTCTTCCTTGTAAACGGGAAATGCTGTTGGAATCCCGATATACGCTGTTTTTGCCATGCCCTCACCGCCTCACTCATACACCAAATAGATGTTCCCCGTTGTCAGCGCGGAGCTCCCGGCGGTCAGGTCGGTGGTGCTGGCCTGGATGTTTTTCAGGCTGGCCGTGCCGGGGGCGGTGACGCTGGCATATTTGGCCTTGTTCACCGTCTGACTGCCGATGCTGGACGAGTCGATGAGCTTTGTCCAGCTCCTGCCCCATCCGCTGGCGTTCCCGGAGCGCATATACATCGGGCCATTGCTCTGTGTGTTCCAAATCTGGAACACGTCCGAGCCATTGACGTAATTCAGCAGAAATCCATACTGGGCCGGCTGGTCGTTCAGCAGCCCGCCGGCACTATACCAGGCGTAGCCGGAGCCGAGATTTGCCCATCGACTGGTCGTATCATCCGCCGTGGTCTTGACCGGATTTTCGCCCAGAAATGCCACCGCTTGCAGATTCGGCGTCCAGGTGTTCGGTCTCGCCCTCACCTCCCCCGCCGTATAGGCGGGCTTGTTGGGCTGCTTGGCCCAGTCGTACACATCCGAGGCGGGCAGCGACGTGGGAAAATCCGTGATGTCTTTCCTGGTGTGGGTGTGGTCTTTGGCAGGTGTGTCGTTCAGCTTTGCGATGATGTCGCTTTTCAGCTGTTCCAGCCAGCTGTCCAGCACCTGAAAATTGTCGTTCAGGGCGGCGATATCGGCCCAGTCGCTGGTTTCCGGCAGTTTCAGCTTCAGTTTTTCCGTCTCTTTCATTCCCACTTCTCCCCCTTCACTTGTCCCCAGGTGCGCCCTTTCAGTTCGTCCCAGGTGTGGGCCTTTGCCATGGCCCAGGTGTTGAACACCAGCACATAGTCCCAGGCCAGGTGGGCGGGCAGAATTTCCCGCAGGGCCTCCGTCAGGTCGTCCATGTTGGGCGGGGTGCCGATGCTGCCCACGAACTTGATCTCAATGCGGTATCGGTTCGGAAACTCCGTCACCGCCACCGCGCCGTTGGAGAAGCTCTCCGCCACGTCCTGGATCATGGCCACCGTGGTCACGCCCGCTCCCCGCAGTTTGGAGCGGATGCGGCTGCGGCGAAACTCCGGGGTTTTCTCCTCCTCCACGGCGATGCCCAGCGTCTCCTCCCAATATTTCAGCCCCCAGGTGGCCGTGTCCAGCTGCAGCTGGTCCATCAGCCCGTCCCGGGCCTGCCACAGGGCCAGCACCTCCGGCTCCAGGGCCTGCTGCATGTCCGCAAATTCCCCGCTGCCCCGGTAAAAGTCCGGGTAGCGGGCCATCAGCGCCGTCATGTCACCGTCACCTCCGTCAGCACGGGCACCCCGTCCGCTGGGACGCTCACGCTGGCCGTGCCCCCGGCCACTGTCAGGGCCGTGTGGTCGATGACCCCCGGCACGCTCAGCAGCAGGGCGCTCACCCGGTTATAGCTCACCGTGTACCGCTGCCCCGCCACGTTGTCCAACTCGCCGTCCAGATTCCGGGTGAAGGCCGTCTTCACCAGTCCGGCCAGATAGGCCGCCAGGGCCGCCTGAAACGCCGTTTGGACTTTCCCTTTCGTGGTGGTCCCGTCAATGGAGACAGTTGCCGTCACAGCCAGTTCCACCCCCTGGGCCGCCGTCACCGTCACCTCCGCCCCCACCGGGCGCTGGTGCTCGATGTACGCCCCGCAGGCGGTGACTACCTCCTCCGGCGCGGGGCCGAAGTCCTGCCCGGCCAAGATCACCTTCACCGTCCCCGGCCCGTTCCACTTGGCGATGACCCGGGAGGCCCCCACCCCCTCCACGCTGTCCGCCCACTGCTGATAGTGATACGGGTTGCCCGAGGTGGCCGTCCGGCGCATCCGGGCCAGATAGCGCTCCAGCAGCGCCTCGTCGCTCTCCCGGTCCACGCCGCCGGTGGCGGCCTCGTTGGTATAGCTGTCAATGCCCGTGTAGTTGCGCAGGGTCTGGGTGATCTCCCCCGGCGCGATGTTGCCCTTTCGGCCCACTTCCTGGCAGACCAGCCGCCCCTCTCCCGTCCCGCCGGCCAGGATCACGGTCTCCTCCAGGGCAAAGGCCAGCCCCGCCTCCGTGTAAAAGGGCGTCCCGGCGGGGGCCTGGGCCCCGTCGCTGCCTGTGAACCGAATGACGCAGGCGGCCGCGCTCCCCTCCTTCCGGGCGATGCCCACCACCGCCGCCTGGCGGTCAATATAGGCCCCGCTGGTCTCGTCCAGATAGAAGGACGGCACCAGCGCGTCCATGCTGTGGTAGCACGCAGCGATCTCTGCCGCAGCGGCGGAGATCACGTCGTTGGTATAGCTCCCCTCCCGGGTCTGCAAGTTGGTGGTCAGCCGGTTCAGGATGTTCGTCTTGATCTGCTCCACCGTCAGCGCCTCATACATGCACTTCCACCTCTCCGTAAATGGTCTCCACCTGGCACGTCACGTCCAACCGGTCCCCCTGAAAGGAGACGGCCACCTGCCGCACCCCGGTGATGTAGGGATTGGGCTCTAAAGCCTCCCGGACATAGCGGGCGGCCTCGCTCTCCTTCACCTGGGCGGTAAAGGGCTGGCCCACCAGGTTCTCTGCCTCACAGCCAAAGTCCCAGGTATAGATGTCATAGCGGCACCGGGCCGTTTTCAGGGCCTTCCAGACCCACACCCGCACCGCCTCCGCCCCCGTCACCTCCACCGGCTCCCCGGCGGAGTAGATGGGCCGCTCCTGGATAAAATCCCAGGCCGTCTCCCGGCACAGGGGCAGGCTGTCTGTGGCCGTGGGCTCCGCCTCCGGCTGCACGGCGGGAAACAGCTCCATCATCCGCCCACCACCCTTCCGATGAGATAAAAGGTCTGGTCGTCCTCCGTCAGCAGCAGCACGCTGTCCCCGCTGGTCACGTTCACCGTCAGGGTAAAGCGGTCCGCCTCCTGCTCCTGGCCGCCCACGTTGACCCGCAAGGGGGCGGCGCTCACCACCCGGCCTCGGCGCAGGCGCAGGGAACTTCCCCCCTCCTCTCGGGCTGTCTGGCGCAAAACCTGATACATTCTGCCGTATCCGTCCATGGTCTCTCCCCCCCTGCTCTTTTATCACTTGGTGGGCACGCTGCCCGCCGTCTGTCTGTCCATCAAATTGCGGAACTCCAGCATCACCGTGGTCTGATACAGGCCCTTGCTCCAGCTGTGGCTGTCTGACTGCACCCAGAACAGCCCGTCCGTCCCCGTCACCGGCTCATGGACCACCACCGTGTTTCCCGTTTTCAGCTTGATGCTGCCCTGACACCGGGCGGTGATGGTGGTCTTTGGCCCGTTGTCCTCCAGAGTCTGCCGGGCCGTTTTGGCCGGGTCGTCCTTCTTGCCCGCCTTGATGGCCTGCTGCATCAGGCCATACAGCCCCCGCAGGCCCTCCGGGCTGTCATACACCGCCAGCTGCCGGGCCTCGTCGTCATACACGGCCACGGACGTCACCAAATTCTCTATGCTGTCCTCGCTGTCGCAGGAGATGAGGTTCGAGCCGGGGATCAGGCGGATGGTCTCCCAGCTGTGGGCCTTTTCCACCACCTCCAGCCGTTCCCCCCGAAAGCGCAGCTGATAGCGTTTTCCCGTCTGCTCCGCCGCCAGGGTATACATGGTCTGGATCACCTGATATAGGCTGCTGCCCATAAAGTTCCGGTCCAGGGGCACCCCCGTGGCCGCCAGAGTGCCGCAGGGGATGCCATAGTCCCGGCACAGCTGCCCCGTCACGCCCTCCGCCGTCTGGCGGCGGACCTTCCGATAGGTCTGGTTCCGCTTTAAGTAGATGCCCCGGTCAAAGGCCGTCACAGAAATGGTCTTGTCCAGTGTCCCCCGCCTCCGGGCGAACACAAAGCCGTCGAACAGCACCTCCGTCCCCATGGTCATCCGCACCCGGCCCCCCAGCTGGCTCAGCCCCTGGGGCAGCATAGAATAGGTCAGCCTGCGGGCGCAGTCGGTATAGCTCCCGCTCCAGGTCAGGTTGGCCACCAGGCCGGATATCTCCGCTTTCTCCTTCCCGTCCCGGCTCCAGGCCGTCAGCACCACCCGGTCCAAAAATGCCATCGTTTCACCTCACAGTTTGGATTTCTCCGGCAGTTTCACCGTCTGTCCCGGGTAGATCAGATTGGCGTTTTTGATGCCGTTGTAGCTGGCCAGCGAATAGGCCAGCTGGCCGTTGCCATAGAACTTCCGGGCGATGCCCCAAAGGGTATCCCCCTTTTTCACCGTGTAGCTCTGGGCGGTCTGGGTGGCCTTGGGCTCTGTCCGGCTCTGGTTGCCCGTGGCGGGCTGCTCCACCGTCACCGCCGTCAGTTCCCGATACTGGCGAAAGGTCAGCGTCACATATACGTCCCCCGTGCCGTCCTGCTCCCCATAGCGCACCGGGCCCAGCAGCACCGGCACGTTCACCGGCGTTCCCGTCACGATCAGCCGCAGGGGCTCCCCCGCCCGGCTCCACTTCACCAGCAGCTCCACAAACACATAGGGGCTGCCGCTGTACCAGACGTCGGTATAGTTCCGCCCGCTGGACGGGAGCAAAAACGTGTTCTGCTCGTTGAACAGGGCCTCCAGCCCGGGCAGATTCACCTGCCCCACCTGGGCCATGTCCAGCTGCTCCACGCTGCGGCCCAGCTCCACCCGCCACTGCTCCGGCGTCACCGGCATAGACAGCTGTTCCCCCGTCTTGGGATTCAGCAGCACGATCTTCACGTCTTACCCTCCATAGGCCAGGCTCCTGGCCTCCAGCTCGTCTGCGATGCGCGCGGCGATGGCGTCGATGTCCCCCTCTGACCGCACGGAGAACTGGTTCCCCGTGATCTGGACGGTGGGGGCCGTCCGGCGCTGGCTGCGGCGGGCCTCCTCCGCCGTCTGCACCCGCTCCCCCTGGTGGAGCATGGCCAGATAGCCGTCAAAGGGCACCCGGTTCAGCCCGAAGGCGTGGGAGGCATAGGGGACATAGGCCGCCGAGCGCTGGGGGTTGCCCCGCTGGCGCTGGACGATCTCCTCCCGCTCCGTCGCCGTCATGTCCGTAGACCCGGCGGACCGCTGGGGGTTGGTCAGGCTGCCCACCACGGGCCCGCCCAGGCCGATGGTAAAGGCGTTCTGTATCTTCAACCCGGCGTTCCAGGCCTCCCGCAGTCCGGCCACGTTGTCCCGGATGTCCCCGATCTGGTCCAGCTCCGCGCTCTGATAGCTCTGATAGGCGTCGCTGGCCTCAAAGGCCGCCTTGGCCAGGGCCTGGGCGTTCTCCTGGATGTTCTCCAGCTTCAACCCCGCCTCCTGGTCCCCGTTGTTATACTGATACATGGCCCGGCTATACTCCTCCCGCATGGCCTGGAGCTTTTCTTTATCCTCCCCGGAATACACGCTGGTGGCGCTGCCCCGCAGCACGGCCCCCAGGGCCTCGATCTGATACTTCTCCTGTAAATTGTCCAGATAGGCCTTGTTCTCCCCGGCGATGCGGTTGGCCGTCTCCAGGGCCTTGCCCAGCTCCCCGCCGTAGGCGGTGATCTCCTGGCTCATCCCCGCATCCCGCACGCTGTTATACCCCTGGCCCATGGCCGCCTGGATGTTCTCCTGCAAACCCTGCAAGGTGCTCTCCAGGCCCTCGGTGGTCTTAGACTGCTTGTCCATCTGCCCGGCATACAGCTCCTCGAACTTCTGCAAAATGACGGACACGGCCTCGGTGCCGCTCAGCTGTCCCTTGGAGATCATGTCATACACACTGCCCACGCTGGTGCCCTTTGCGTCCGCCAGCCACTGGAACACGGAAAAGCCCCGCTCCATCAGGGGGTTCAAGTATTCCAGCGAGGCCTTGTTGCTGGACTTCATCCGGCCTAAATAGGTCGCCACCGTGCCGATGTCCCCGGTACTCAGGCCCAGGGCCGCCCCTGCGTCCCCCACCGTGGTCAGGGTGGGGATCACGTCCTCCACCGCCGTGCCGAAGGACAGCATGGTCTTAGAGATGCCCACCAGGTCGTCATACAGAAAAGGCGTGGTGTTGGCCGTTTTCAGCACGTCGGACAGAAAGCGGTCCGCCTGGGTCTCACCGCCCAGCAGGGTGCTGAACGAGATCTTCGTGGTCTCCCGCTTGGCTGCCAGCGTCTTCCCGCTGGTCAGGCCCTCCGCCGTGTTGGCATTCACCGTCTCGTAGAGGTCTTTGTAATAGGATTTGAAGGATTCGTTTTCTTTCTGGAAATTTTGGGTTTTGGCATTAACTACGCCGGAAAGTGTTCCAAGTCCTGCACCAATGGCCATTCCAGGCAAGCCTGCAATCGCACCGGCGGCAGCGCCGGATATAGTGCCAGAAAGCACACTGTTGATCATATCCGCAGTGGGCTGCCCAATAACACTTTCAATTCGGGCCGCCATATAGCTAGAAACGCTATTTCCAAGGTCCTTAACAATGCCGCTGCCCATCAAACCAACTCGGAGCTTGTCTCCTCCCAAAAATTTCCCTATAAACCCTTCTTCTTGCTTGTCCTCTAGCTTCTGCGTCGCTACGCCGATGTCGTTAATTTTCTTAATCGTCTCATTGGCTGAGATTTTGTAGCCTTTTGCCGCGTCAGTCAGGCGGTTATGTTGGGCCAGCAGCTCTTCATACTGTTTTGATGCCTCCTCAGCCCCTTCTCCGCCCTTCTTGACCTCTTTTTTAAGTTCGCGCATGCGCTCTTTCAGCTTTTCGGCCTCGGCCGTGCTCTTGGCATAAGACTTATTTAGAGATTCATACCGGGTCCCCAGGGCCGCACCTTGGCGTTGAAGGGCTTCAAATTCCTTGCTCAATGACCGACTAGCTCCGGTCATGCTCTTCATAGAACCGGTGATATCCTCGGTCATTTTCACAATAATGTTCACTTCATTGGCCACTTTTTTCACCTCCTGATTGACATTTTTATTTATTTTGTATATACTCAGATTGTAAAGAGACCCGTTTGAAGAGGTGTTTAACTATGGATGATAACGAGGGTGTCCTTCTCGTCATATTTGGGTTAGGCTTTTTGACGCTGCTTATTGCCGTTTTCGGTTAACATTGGCCTCATACAATGGATAATGAGAAGTTGAATCGCATATTTTGGGTGCTCTTCGGTATTCTTGTTGCCGCCGCCATCTTTATTTGGGTTTTTGCCTATCTCGCCACGCACCAATAAGCGCTCTCAGCGTAAATAAAAAGTTGATTTTGCATTACTCCTAACGATGTCTCTTCCGCCCTCCCGTCTGGGAGGGCGGTTTTTATTTCTCTTGCCAAAGCTGAATTTCATAGGCGAAAAACGCCTGGATGATCTCCTGCCAGCCGTCCCGGGATTCGTACAGGGCTTTTAAGTCGCTCAGACCCCAGTTTTTCACCCGGAACAGATAGAACAGCAGGCCCAGGGCCGGGTCGTCTCCCGCCTTTAGGCGTTTTTTACGTCTTCCAGCGCCCGCACGATATAGCCGCCCAGCATCTGAATTTCAACGGCCAGCTCGTCGATCTCCCCCGCCGTCAGCTTGGCCTTGATGGCGTCGATGGGGGTGGCGATGTTCTTCGCCGGGTCCAGCAGGCCGGGGGCCCGCCAGTTGGGCTCTGTGCAGCCCAGCAGGACCATCTCCACCGCCTGCTCCCCCCGGGGCTTGTCCTGCACCCGGCGGGTCTGGTCATAGGTCAGGGCTTTCAGCCGGAACACCACCGGCTCCCCCGCCAGGCGGCTCAGACGCTTCACCTCCACCCGCTTCTCCGGCAGCTCCCGCCGCACGTCGGGCAGCTCGGGCCGCAGCAGCAGGTCCAGCACACTCACAGTTGGCTTTTTGTCCATGTTCTTTGTCCTTTCTCGTTTTTGCTCTAAACGTTTCGTGAGAGAAATTTAAACTAAGTGGCGATGCCACTTAGTTTTGGTGGTTAGGCCTCCACCTTGTCCAGATATTCCACGTTGGTGGCCTGGAAGGAGATGGTCATGCTGCCGGCCTTTCCGGCCTCCCAGTCCATCAGCACCTGTTCGTCATAGCTCACGCCGTACACGGCCACCCGCTCCGCGCCATAGGCGTCCGGGTCGTCCAGCTTGCCCACCAGGGTCTTGCGCAGGTCGTGGCCGCTCATGGCCTGCTCCACGTCGTCCGCCCCCCGGGAATAGACCTTGTGCAGCGTCATGCTGCCCGTGATCTTTACCCCCGTCAGCTTCCGGTCCTCGGCCATCTGGCCGCAGATGTTGATGGTGTCAAAATTCTTGCTCACCTTCACCTGAAAGGCCGACACCTCCGCGATCTCCGTGCCGTCCTCCCAAATCTGGCCCCAGGTGCCGTTCATCACCCGTGCCGCACTGTCCATTGCCATACTCGATTACCTCCCAAAATATCGTGATCGCCACGCCTTAAAGCCTTCCCCTGGGGGAAGGCAATTTCAGGGCCTCACACCCGAATGACCACCCGCACGTCCTCCATGGCGTCGATGGGCTTCACGTCCAGCACCAAAAACACCTGGGTGCCCGTGTTGGCCTGGCGCACCTGCTGGTCGCTCAGGTCCACGGTGGGGGTGCCCTGGCTCTCCAGCCAGGCGCGCTGGCTGTCCAGGTCGATGTCCACGGTGAAGTCCGCCTCGATCAGCCCGTCCCGGGCCAGGCTCTGCAAATAGGTCTTGATGGCCGTCACCAGCTGGAGCTTGTTGTCATAGCTGTTGCTCACCTTGCCGATGTACTTGTCCTGAATGGTCAGACGGATGTCCTGGGCGATCATGTCCAGAATTTCCACCAGCTTGATCTTCTTCCACACGTCGCCCTTGCCCTCGGTGGTGGTCAGGGAGTTCACCCCCCGGCCCAGCTTCACCTTCTCCCCGTCGTGGTACAGGATCAGCTTGCCCGCGCCCACCGCCGCGTCCATCTCCACGGGGGTCATGCGGTGGATGTCCTCCACCTCGGCCAGGGCGGCATAGGTCACTGACTGGGTCATGGGCGTTCCGGCGATCAGCCCGGCGATGCGCCCGCAGTAGGCGGCGGCGGTAAAGGTCTCGCCCCCGGCCAGAATCTCCTGGGCGCAGAAGTTGACGATGGCCTCGCTGTCCGCCACCGTGTCGGGCAGCACCGCCTTATAAATGGCGCTGTTGTCGCTGCGCTGCTCCACCACCCACTTTTTCAGGGCGGCGGCCTCCTCCGCCGTCAGGTCGTCCGGCCCGGCCAGATAGTCGAATTTCTGGGTCCCCAGCCAGGTCAGCAGGGGGCTCTGGGCCGAGATCACGGCCTCCGCCCCCATCACATACAGCAGCACCTTCTTGGGGCTGCCCTGAAACACCCGGCGGACGGCGTCCTGGTTGGCCGTGCCCAGGGTCTTGGGGATCTGTCCCGTGCTGGCCAGGGCATAGGTCTGGTCGGCGGAGTTGGCCGCCGCGTCCCGGATCACAAAGGCCACCGTGCCCTTCTGGCTCCGGGCCACCGCCGTGTTTGCCCGCTGCTGAAAGGCCACCATCAGCGTGGGCATGGTCAAAGTGCTCATGTCTCTTCCTCCTTCGTCTCAAAGCGGGTGTTCAGCGCCCGCATGATGTCCAGCATCTCCCCGGGGGTGAACTCCCCCCGGTCCACCGTCAGGGTCAGCGCCGCCGTTACCTCCGCCGCGTCATAGCCGCCGGTGTCCGCCGTGGCCGAGCGCACCTTCAGCGCCCGGTCTGCCACCTTCACATACCCCTGGCCGAACAGGGCCAGCAGGGCCATGGCCCGGGCGGTCAGCTCTGGCAGGTGGCTGTCGTGGACCTCGTCCACCTTGGCAAAGGTGGTCAGCTTCCACTGAAAGCGCAGCTCCACCGCCGCCAGGCCAAAGGACGCCGGGTCCAGCTCCACCTTCTCCAGCACCACCAGATTGCTGGGCCGGGCAAAGTCCCTGGGGGTGATATCCTGATACACCGTCTCCCCCGGGAACGCCTCCTCCACCCTGGCCGCCAGGGCCGCGCCGATCTGCTCCGGCGTGATGTTCATGCCGTTTTCCTCCTCAATAGTCGATCTCGTCCGCGATCCTGCCCATGGCCCGGTCCGCCGCCTTCAGGGCCAGCTTCTCCGCGTTGGCCGCCGCCCAGCTATAGAACATCCGTCCGGGGACATAGGTCCGGCCAGACCGCACCCGGGGCACATAGCGCCCGGCCCGGCCCGAGGGTGGGCGGATTCCGTGGCCCCGCTCCAAATAGCGGGTCACGTCCTTCGACGTGGTGTTTTTCCCGCCCCGGGTCACCTGCACCGCCTCGTCGCTCACCGGGGACACGGCGATATAGCCGCCCCCGCTGCCCATTCTCAGCTGCTGCCACCGCTCCACCCGGCCCCTGGGGTCGTTCACCCGGCTGCGCACCTGGCCCGCCATCTCGTCCCGGATGGCCTCCCCGGCGGCCCTTACGGCCTGGCCCTTGGCGGCCTTGATCTGGCCGGGCAATTCGCGCTCCCAATAGGACCAGAAGCGGTCCCACCGTCTCTTGTCCAGCTTCACCCGCATCAGCAGTCCTCCCTCCGGCGAACTTCAAATTCGTTCTTCCACTCGTCCAGTGTGTGGGGCTCCAGCACCCTGTAATAGGCCCCGTCCACCGTCACCCAGCTCCCCGGGGCCAGCGTCACCGACTTGGGTGTCACCAGCACATAGTCCGTCGTGACCTCCCCGTGGATGTCCGGCTGGTCGTGGCCCACATATTTCTCCGTCAGCACCCCGGGGAACCGGCTGCCCGCCGGGTCCTTGTCCGCGTCCTTCTGGCACTGCCGTACCTGGCACAGGGCAGCCTTCACCGTCTGATATCCCCGGTCCTCCCCGTCGGGCAGGATGGCCGTGAGAAAGCAGTGCCGGCCCCGCCACGCAAAGGCGTGGTGCAGGTCCAGCCCGCTCCTTCGGCGCAGGGTGAAGGTCACCCCTCTGGCCCCGATGCCCACGCTGGAAAACAGGTTGCTCCGGCTGTCCAGCTCCGCCCGGGCCCACACCCGGCGCACCTCCGCCCAGCGGTATTCGTCCGCTTCCCGGTCATAGACCAAAGAAAGCACCCCCACCCGCTCCCGCATCTCTCCCGCAGTGGTCATGTAGATCGCTCCTTCTCGCCCCCACCCCGGGGCGGTTTTTTATTTTTCACCCGCTCATCTTCAGCTGATTCAGCATTCGCCGGAACGCCGGATTTTCTGCCGCCCCCTCCACGGGGCCCCGGTGGTCGTATGCCTCCAGCACCAGGTGGTCCACGCACAGGTCATACTGGGCCAGGCGGAGGGAACCGGCCTCCGGCTCCTCCACCCCTGCCTGGGCCAGATAGCCCACGGCGGCCCAATACAGCCCGGCCAGCAGGGCCTCCTCCCCGTCCTCCAGCTGGTCGATGCGGCAATAGGCCATCAGAGCCGCCTTGCGGTCTGCAAACACCGTCATGGCCGCCGCGCTCACGCCCGGGCCGCCAGGGCCACAAAGGGGCTGCGGGCCTTGGTGCTGTTCTTGATGGTCAGGGGCTTGTTCACCTTGGGCCCGCCGTTGCACCGGAACACCATGCGGAAGCAGTTCTGGTCGGTGAGAAACTCCACGTGGATGCTCCAGTCCTGCTTGGCGGTGCCCTTGGTCAGCAGGATATACTGGAAGGGGTCCACCAGCATCACGTCGCCCTTGCTGCCCTGGGCGGGACAGCAGTCCTCCAGCAGCACCGGCTTGTTCAGCACCCGCTGCATGTCAAAGTTGCCCAAGCCGCCCTCGGGGTTCCACAGGAACTTGGCCGCCTCCCCGCTGTGGATGGCCAGGGTGGGCAGCTGCTCCTCCAGGTCGGGGTGCATCAGCCACACCAGGCGGTCCCGGTTCCGGGGCATGGCCCGGGCCACCATCTTTACCACGTTGGCCCCCAGCAGCGTGCCCGCCTCCTGGTCGGTCTCCTTGTCCACCGTCACAATGGCCCCGCTGTTCAGCAGGCCGGTGGGTTTGCCCGTGCCGTCGCCGCTGATGACCGCCTCGGTCAGCAGCCGGTCTCCGGCCAGAGTAAAGGCGTTGCCCATAAAGCCGGTGAGGAAGGTCGCGTCCTGAAGCATCTCGTCGGTGCAGTAGCACACGCCCATCATCTTCTCCAGGTCCAGCTTCATCTCCCGGAAGGCGGGCTTGCTGGCCGCCACGGCGGTGGCCTCCGATGCCCAATACATCTGCACCCCGCCGAACACGCTGGCGGATACGTCCGTCTCATCTACGCTCACCCAGCGCATGGCGTTGGCGGCGTTGGAACAGGTGTAGCGGTCCAGTCGGTTCAGCAGCGGAGAGGACTGCACCGCGCTGTCCATGATGCGCCCGGCAAAGTCCTCCTGAAGGAGAAAGCCGCCGTCCGCGCCGGTGGTCCCGTTCACCCCGGCGGCGGCGTTGATCTTCTCCAGCCGCTCGTCCCGCACGCCGCCCTTGCGAAAGCTATAAATGGCCTTCAGCTGCTCGCCCAGAGAGCTGAACGGCGTAAAGCTATTTTCCTTGCTCTTGCCGCTATTATCAGGCATCTCCCCGTGAAGCACGCCGTCATACTCCCCCTGCCCGTCCAGGGGCTGGGCGTTCTGCCGGGCGGCGTCCAGCAGACGCTCCACGCTCTGAATGTCCCGGTTCAGGGCCTCCATCTGGTCGGCCAGCTTGCCGCTCTCCTCCAGCTTGCCCTCCTCCACCAGCTTGGCCGCCTGGTCGGCCAGTTTCTTCTTCTGGCTGCGCAGGTCCACGATTTTCTCCATAAAGTCCATTTGCTTTACATCCTTTCTGTTTAATAGCTATTCAGCGCCCGGAGCCTGGCCCGGATGCGTTCCGCCCGCTCTCTCTGCCCGGCGGCGGTCTTCTCCGCCGCCAGGTGGTCCCGATACTGCTGCCGCATGGCCTGCGTCAGGCGGTAGCGGCTGCCCGCCGCCGCCACAAAGGCCGCCGGGTCCGTCTCCCCTTCGTCTGCCCCGGCCAGGGCCACGATCTCGTCGATCAGGCCATACTCCTTGGCCTGGGTGGGGGTGATCCAGATGTTCTGGTTCATCAGGTCCATCAGCTCTTCCCGGCTGCGGGTCCCGCTCCGGGCCTGATACATCTCCAGAATGCAGTCCCGGGCGTTCTTCAGGGCCTGGGCGCTGCGCTTCATATCCCGGAAATCCCCCTGGGCCCCGGCCACCGGGTTGTGATAGCACAGCAGCGCCCCTGGCTCGCTCTGGATGACGGTGCAGGCGGACACGGCCAGGGTGGCCGCGCTGGCCCCATAGCCCTGGATCAGAGCCGTGGTCTTGCCGCTGTACCGCCGCAGCATAGAGCGAATTTCGCCGCCCACCGTCATGTCCCCGCCGGGGGAGTTCACCAGCACGGTCACGTCCTCCCCGGCGGCCTGTTCCAGGGCCGCTTGAATGTCCATGGGGGCCACGATGTCCCGGAACCCCCACCAGCGCAGCACGTCGGCGCTGTCGTTGTCCCACAGCTCGCCCCGCAGTGCAATGTCAGCCATGTTTCTCTCCTCCTCACTCCATGGGGGCCAAATTCTTTGTGATCCAAAAGCGCCGCCCCTGGCCCCCGGGGATGGGGTTGCGCTCGTCCAGAGCCCGGCACTCGTCCGGGCACATCAAGCCGTTTTGCACCATCTTTTCAAAATACTCGGCCCGGCTCTTGTCGTCTCCCCGCAGCAGCACCGAGGGGTTGCCCTTGAAATACAGCCCCTCTGCCCGTTCCGCCCGGTCCAGGGCCTTATAGGTGTTTTCCTCCTCCCACTGGACGACATAGGGCATCAGCGTGTCCGTCACGAACACGATGCGCTGCTGCTGGTTGCTCTCATAGCTCTCTTTTCCGCTCTGTAACATGTGCTTGGGGATGCCGGTGAACCGGGACACCTCCTCCACGGCAAAGGTCCGGCTCTCGATGTATTGGGCGTCCCGCTGGTTCAGGCCGATGGGGGTGTACTTATAGCCCCGGGTGAGCACCGCCACCTTAAAGGCGTCGTCCCCATAGGGGTTGTAGCGGGCGAACTGCTCTTTGATCTCGTCCCGCCCCTCCTTTTTCAGGTCGGTGTCCACCTCCACGATGCCCGAGATCATCGCCCCGTTCTGGAACAGCTTTCGGCCATACTGCTGGGCCGCCCCCTCCCCGCCCACGGTCTCCCGGGCCAGGTGGAGGAAGCCCCGGCCCCGCACCCCGTCATAGCTCTCAAAATAGAGGAAGCTCAGCTCATAGCCGGAGAAGGTGCGGAACACGCCGTCCACGCTGTAGTCATAGAAATATTCCCCCGTCTCCCGGTCCTGGCGGATGGTGCAGCAGTCCGAGGGCAGGGGCACCCGCTCCACAATGCGCCCGTCTGGCCCCCGGCGGTTCCAAACGGCTCCAAAGCCGTGCCAAAAGGCGTTGCTCATCACCGTGCGGCCCAGCATATAGGGGGTCATGTCCCGGTTGGGCCGGGTCTTGAACACCTGGTCCAGCTCGGGCAGGCTGACCGGCTCCCGGGCCTGGCCCTGCTTGCGGTAGATGGAGAAGGGCACCATGCCAAAGTCGTTGCACAGTATCCGGTGGGCCGCCGCTACCGGGCTTAGGCGCTCCGCCCCGCCCACGCCGGTGTCATAGTCTCCGCCGGACAGAAACAGGTCCCGAAAGCTCCGGTTGGCCTCCTCCCAGCTCACGGTGCGGTACTCCGCCGCCGCTCTGGGCGGGCCCATGGCGTTGCGCAGCAGCATTTTATCGTCTCCCTCCCTTGGCGGCCGCCACGGCCCCGGCCAGCAGC